AATTATTTTTAACAAATCCACATAATAAGTGTGTTGACAACTACGATTACATCATGTTTATAATGGATGATGTGAGAATAATTGATATTAACTTACTTGAATTAATACGAATAAAAAAACTACTTAATATTAGTGTGCTTTCGCCGAAAATATTGAATTCCACATATTCGTATATGTATTTTCACAATGATATAACAATCAACAATTTTTTAGAAATATATTTGGTACTTTTATCTCCATCCGATTTTAAACAATTTATTGGTTTATATACAATAGATAATAAATGGATGTGGGGCATTGATTTATTATTTGGATATTATAATATAAGGGCGGGAATAGCAAACTACTATTCAGCAGTACACGAACTGCCGAGTAAATCGAATAAAAGAGATGCTGTGTATGGTATGTTATCTTATTTGGGCACACATACCGCATACAAGAGCATGAGCGATATTACAAACAAATACAAACCGATTGTAGAACATTATGATGATATTGGACAACCTATGCCAGAAATTACATTGTATGAAAATATTTTATAGTTTCGGACATTTCTGTTCGCACAAAAAAATGATTTTGCTATTACGAATAAAAACCATAAAAAAGAATACCTTTTTATGATTTACAAACTACTAACTAAACTACTAATTATTTTTAACTACTATCTATTTTATTTTTATGATTTTTAACTATTTTTATACTTACCTTTTTATGCAGATCCTTCCGCTTCTTCCGCTGCTGTTGTAGATTTGGTGTATGCTGCCAATTGTTCTTTTAATAGACGAATCTCCTCATCACGTTCTGCCATCTTTTCAGTGAGCACCTTATTTGCCGCAACTAATTGAGCCATATTCAATTCGGTCTCCGCCTCTGGGATTGGCTTATGATTAATCTTGAATGCAAAGTACCCTTCAACCTTATCGCCATTGTCGTTACGTACTAGAAATCTGTGCATATTTTTGCCATCATAAAATCCGCGCTGACGGAACTGTCCCTCCGTGTTCAACTTATCGCGCAAATGTCTAGCGTTCGCATTATCATTCCAATGCTCAAAATGAATAAACACGGCTTTCACTGTCCCCGAATTTTCCATCTCACGATCGATAAAGTCAATGCGGGCAACCTTGCCAAGATTCAATTCATTCTCAATAAAGCTTTTAAGATATCTATGTTGAAATGCAGTGACTGTATGATCTGGATGTTGCAAATACATATTGGTAGGAAGAATTGGAATGTACAAACTATTCCAATCGTCACTTGACAAAGTCATAATAGTCGTCTTGTCGTTTGCATTAGATATTTTCTCTGGAACGACACCAGAACCAGGTCTTGCCTCACGCAACGACAAATGGTTCATTAAATCGCCATTCTCCCAATGCAAATTGGCTTCATTCATAATCGCAGTTACACTTGGAATGCGATATCCTTGGACGGGAGGAGCAGAGACATTGGTGACAGACTTCATACTTTGCAACTTTTCGTACAAATCTCTGGTTGCATCATTATTGTACCAATGCTTAAAATCAATAAGCGCAGAGCGGGTAACGATGTCTGTCTTCAATCTTTGGTTGTAATTTTTCTTCTCAACAATTCGAATATTAGACGGCTCGCCCAACATCATTGTCTTGTTCAATAGCTGAGCAACACCTTCGACTGTCTTGTACTCAGTCGGCAATACAATGATTTGTAGACTTACTGGTGAATGGGGAAAGGTTTCACCGGAAATAGAGGTTGTCACAGAATTAAAATGAACAACCATTTTACGAGCTGATTCCATATCAGCAGCAGCGGATTGATAACGAGGATTAAAAGTATTCATTATTAATAATAATGGGTTAAACTAGGATGACTTAATTCAATGATAAAAAAAACTTTCAATTTTTTATCATTTATTGCAGATTTTGTTACAGATTTGTTACAGATTTGTAGTCTCTACGTAATTTCATCAATTCCATATCAACATCGGGTTCTCTTCCTCGAACGAAATGTACAAGTTTTGCTCGCTTTGTTTCTAACAATATTCGTTTCAAATCTAGGTTTTGAGTAAACTTAGCGATTAATGCAGTCAGCCGTTCCGTCTTATCTCGCGAATTTGGTCCAACATCATAGAAATCCGGATCTACTTTAATATGCTTTTCGCGCAGTACATTGTCTTTATTCTTTCCGGTTTTACTACCGGCGATTCTAGCCAAGGCAATATCTTTTGATATCTCACTATCACTGTCAATTGAAAATTTATTATAGAAATCAGGATATCCTTTCTTAAATTGAGAACCTAGGTAATAATGTTCGACTGAATTCCATCTATGATTGTCTACTGTAAAAGGAGCCATCCACGAGTCGTCTAATTTTTTACGCCAATCGGGTATATTATTTAAATTATTATATTCAAATAGAAACAAGTCCGGTATATGTTCTCCCGATCCTTTTCCTGCTTTTGGGGTAGAATTTGACATAGAGTGAAACATAAATGTAATATCTTTGTCATATAAGTCAGAATTTATATAGTCATCTTCGCTGTCTTGTGGTTCTCCTTCATTTGCATTCAATCCAAGTTTAATTTTCAGATTTCGTAAGTCCTGTATAAGATAATACGGTCCGGAATTTCGTTCCATACACTTATTTATTATTAACGCTTTGATATCATATGGAACTTCCGAGAACTTTAATATACGTTTATCTTTATAAGTTATTAATGTATAATGAGAACCTGTGTATGAGGTGAGTATATAATAATCCGGCTTAAAGTTACCTTGTCGTTCAAGTTCCGTGTCGTTCAATTGTCCGCAATTTAATACGGAGTCTAGATCACCATTTTTATATGCCATTTCAGAAAAAACAACGATTTTAATATTTAATACTCGTTCGAGCGTTGAAATCGCCCAAGTATCCGCCCAAAATCCACTTGATTTTATATACGTTTTAAATGCATCGATTGTAGTAATGTCTTTCATATACTCAAACTCGGTCAATAATTTTTTTGCGTCTTTCTTATCAGACGTTAGCTTCTTATATTTTTCAACCACTTTATTTGCTTCATCCAATATCGCTTTGTTCTCTTCTTTGTTCGCTGCCTTATCACTACGAGACTTTAATGTCTGAATAGTCTTTTTTAATGACTTTAATTCGCTATCCAGTTCTTGGTATTGTCCGTTAAATGCATTATATAGAGAACGATATTCTTGAAACATATTTTCAGTAACTTCATCTGACAAAATCGCGCGTAGTTTGGTAACAGTGGTTTTTTTTCCAATTTGTTCAAATGCATCTCGAATGACAGCAAAGAAACAATCCCCGCAACCTTCGTTGTCTATAATATCATAATTCAGATTTTTCATAAACTTTGCCATCCATTTCTGTTTAGATGACACGTTATACGCGGACTTTATCTCATCCGACATTTCTTTGGTCTCAACCGGCAACGTATCCGGCATTTCGAATCCACGGATTTCTTCGAATATTCCATTTTCTAAAATACTTTCTATATTTGTCGCGCTTGCGGATTTTTTGTCGACCGGTATGTTTATTCGCATAACAGAAAGATCATCGTCTATATTATCAATACTAGAATCTGGCTCATCATCTAATACTATAACGTCATTGTCAATGTTTACTGATTGTTTTTCGATTTTCTCGATTTCGCCGGTGGTTTCTTCCTCAGACGCCGGCTGTTTTTTAATAGTATCAAATATCTTGTACAAATACTCCTTTGTTATAAAGAATAACATATTGCCGTTCTCTAATTTTAAATCGCCATCTTCATCTACATTTTCAATTACCTTATTGCTGTCAAACTCAACTACTCCAATTCGGGATTTAATTTCATCATCAATTATTAAATAAATTGAATAATATACTACGTTATGTGCGGAATAGGTATATTTTTCTTTGCCAACCCCGATTTCAATCGGCATATCAAATAATTTAATTTCATATAAGGAAGACGCATGTCCAATATCTTCCTCATCAACCGCCTTGTTTTCATTATAATTGATTTTATCAGGATATAATGCAGATTTCACCATCCTATGCCTACCTATCTATATAGTATAATAATATTACATTTTTATCTAATTTACAAGACAAAATAAAAATGTGTTTTCGGCTAAACCGCAAATGTTGTGATTCAACGATGCTTATTCACAATATCCAGCATATCCATATATTTAAATATAATACGACTGGAAAGACCAATATGATCTTTTGCCTTATATGCAGCATATTGTTCAATGTGTGCATCAATCGTTTCAAATCTGGGATGCTCGTGTAGTTCCGTATAAATCGATCTAATATATACAAATAATACTTCAATCAGTTCCTCTACATAAAATACCTCACCTTCGGTGTCTGTTATAGATACAATTTTATCTTTTAACCAAACTAATATATCTACAATCTCATCTTGGCTGATTAAATCATTCTTCATTAAATTTGTAATAAATATCGACTTTGATTTACGTCTATCGTTTTCTTTTGTAACATCACAGAATTTACTATAATCTATATCAGGATTCACGTTAATAATTTTATCAAATCCACTCAAATATTCGCTTTTCAATAATACAATATATCCCTTAAACTCTGGCATTTTATCCACTAATTCACTATACAACGTGGCATATATTTCTGAAAAAGTTTTATTAATACACGCAATATCAAAAATTAACGTTACAATTCGACTATATTTATCTGCTTCATTCCCATCCGGATGGGCAAATACATTGTCAATATGTTCAAACAAGGACTCTTTAATCGTAATATAATTCTTCGCAGACAATTTGTTTAAACAACCTTTAATGTCAGTAAATACTTTATCTAATCCCTCCTTTTTTTCTATTTCAGTCGTTTTAAATGGTTTTTGTTTGTCCCAATTATTCTGTTCATCTCGGCGATTACTGCCAAGACGTCCGCGTTTTCCTGTCATTCGTTTATGTCTGTCATCGACATTTTGTTGTAGTGGTTCAACTGGTATAGTTGAAACACCTAAATCCACCCCCAATTGCTTGATCATTTTTAATATTGTATCTGGAAGAGCATATGTTATGCCAGAGAAGACAATACTAGTATAATCTTCCATCTTATACGCCGTCATGTTTAATAAAATACAAAGATTGCTAATATATGTTATGTTATATTTTTTATATGCATTGCATATGTAATTAATATTGTAAATATATATAAAAACTTTGCGGTTGTATATTATTAATACGTTATCACAAATATGCAACCTATAATAAATAATTGGGATGATTTAAATTTGAAAACAGATTTATTACGTGGTATATATGCTTATGGTTTTGAAAATCCGAGCGATATACAAAAAAAAGCTATCTTTCCGATTATTCACGAAAACGACGTCATTGCACAGGCACAATCTGGTAGTGGAAAAACGGGGACTTTTTCAATTAGCGCGTTACAACGAGTAGACACGGCAATTAATGAAACACAAATTCTTATTATTGCACCAACAAGAGAACTTGCCCTTCAAATACATACAGTTATTAAGAATATTGGCATTAATATCAACGATTTGCGCGTAAAGTCATTAGTCGGTGGATCCTCCGTGAAGAATGATATATATCATATGCGCAAACAAATTCCTCATATCATTGTTGGATGTGCCGGTCGAGTTTGCGATATGATACGTCGCAAACGCATTCACATGGAAACTGTTCGATTATTTATATTAGATGAAGCCGACGAAATGTTGTCCGGCGGATTTAAAGACCAGATTTACGATATTTTCCAATATTTTAATCAGAACGTTCAAGTCGCAATATTTAGTGCTACTATGCCAGAAGAAGTATTGCAACTTACAGAGAAATTTATGAGAACGCCTGTTCAAATCATTGTAAAGAAAGAGGAGCTTACATTAGAATGTATTGAACAAAAATATGTTGCTCTGTATTCTGACCAAGATAAGTTTGAAATGTTACAAAATATTTTTGAAATGATTAGCATTAATCAATGTATTATATATTGCAATAGTGTCCGACGAGTGAATGAATTATATGATGCTATGAATAACGCGGGGTTTTCTGTTTGTGCAATTCATAGTTCTATGGAAAGAGTTGATCGGGAGGCGGTTTTCAAGACATTTCGCAGCGGTGGAAGTCGCGTTCTGATTTCATCCGATGTAACTGCACGTGGCATTGATATACAACAAGTAAGTACTGTAATTAACTTTGATGTTCCGAATAATGTACATACATATTTACACAGAATTGGACGTAGTGGTAGATGGGGTCGCAAAGGATTAGCAGTGAATTTTATCACAAAACAAGATATAAATCAAATGAAAATGATAGAAAAGCATTATAACATTAATATTAGCGAACTACAATCAAAATAAGTATTTTCGCATTATGTAATTTCAGTAAAAAATACATAATGGTACAATCGATCACATATGATGGAAAGATCGGGCAAATTTTCCTTACTTTTCGAAAGAACTAAATATAGTATTGTTGTCAAACTCGGTGTCTGTTTTTGATAATGCATCCTCATCGTTGATGAATTTGTCACTGTCGCAATCACTTTCATCGTCGAATGTGCATACCGCGCCATTGCTTTCAATATCACTATCATAATCATCATCGCTATCTTCTTCTAATCGTCTTCTATTTGGAAATAATCTATTCCATAACTGTCCAATCATTCGCCAGCACGGCTCGCTCAGGTTGTCGATCCTTTCTTGAAAAACCGACCATTTTCTTCCACACCCCCCTTTTTCTATTGGCATAAAGAATTCACGACACGTTAAATCCAACGTTTTTTGCCAATCTTTTCCCATTTTTTCTTCGTTTTCATCGTCTCTGAAATATTCATAACACCTCACGCTGGATATATTTTCAGAAAAAGATACTCGTCTTATTGGTTGCTTCATAATATATTTATTATGTATTCACACAAAATTTTACTCTAATATTTTACACCCTTGAAGATTTAAAACGCCGTTTTTGAAACAATTATAATAAAAATTATATAAATATTTTTTATTATATATAGTATCGTAATGGAAAATGAAAATATAATTAAAGAATTAGCAGAAGAGAATGCTAAATTAAAAGAGGAATTACAAGCAACCAAAGAACATCTCAAAAAATACACAGCACCCGCAAGTAGAAAAGTGTATTATGAACGAAATAAGGAACAGGAGAAACAACGAGCAAAAGAATACAAAGAAAAAACAAATTATAAATCTACTCCCGAGCAAATACAAAAATATAATAAACAAGCATATTTACGAAGAAAAGAAAAACTCCAAAAGGAATTGGAAGAAAAACAGAAGAATGAAAATATTTAGGGGTAATTAATTGTTTATAAACAACCATTTAAAAATAAAATGTTTAGTAAGTATATAATGGTGAAGAAGAAAAAGGAGGAAACCACCATCAATAAACCGAAGGAGAAGGTTGTTAGAACAGATGTTTCACTTCGCAAGGAAGCAAACAAAAACACAGATTTCACATGTATCAAGTCTTCGTGGAAATCCTTTTGTAAAAACAACCTTTTAGCAGACACGATTGTTGAGGATATTTTACCCAAGATAAATACCATATGTTTCTTATCCTACAAGTTGATAAACTTCCATTTCACACGTCTTTTAGAAGAAAGCAAACCCTTACCGGAAATAACACAAAACGTGTTTTATCAAGCATGTTGTATGGTTTCGCAACTCAAATATAAAAAGGATACTACTGATACAACTACCGAATTATATGAAAGTTTTTCACAGATGCGGGAATATATGACGGATGCTTTACCCGCTCGTGATTACTTATGTTTAGGATACATTACTAACCTGAATAAATTACAACTCACGATGGCGAACAATCATTTGAAACTGAACTTTTATAATCGGTTTCGTAAATATTTAAAATTGCGAACTGGTGAAACTGATAATGCTGTAGTATATAGGTGGTTGAAAGATATTTATGACCCTAAATATGAAGGGAATAACACCTTTATTTTGTATATGCGAGAATGGTTGAAATACACACCTACGGAAGCAAACATCGTAAAACATTCAAACCACTTTGTAAAGATTTACTATTCTATTTTGAAGGAGTTTGAAAAGTATCCTGATACAAAAGGAATACGAACCTTTACTTTATTACCACACAAACATGGTTTTACACAATCACATATTACGATTTGTAATGCTGGTTTAGAAAACACACTCAAATATATAGCAAAGAAACTAAAAGTAGAAAATAGTGAGGTAGAAAGTTGTTTAGATGTGAATAAGTTTGCTGAAAACAGCGAAGAGTATTGGAGAGAACTTTTCAATATTAAGAAATATGAAACAAAAAACAAGAAGTTTGGATTTACTATTCTAACAGATGGTAAAAGTGTTGTATTACAAATGAGAAAACCGACACAACCGGAAAGACCTGTTAGTGAATACACAGAACAGCAATACGATAATTTTATCGGTATTGACCCTGGAATAAGGGCATTGATTACTTCTTATGATACAAATGATAAAGTTATTCAAGTATCAACAAAGGAATACCGCCATAAAAGCAAAATGATTTATGCCTGTAAAAAGCGCGTTGGATGGTATAAAAGATGGCAACATTATGATGATTGGAAACTTATACCAACAATAAAAACAAGTAACACAAGTGTAATGAAGGAGTATTTCAAATATGTATTTCCACGGATGCGAACCTTTACCGAGTTTCATACAGAAAAGGGTTTTCGTAATTTGAACTTCACTTCCTATTGTAGAAGCAAAGCAACCTTGGCAAAAATATGCGAACGCATAGGAGGAGGTAAAAATGTAAAAACATTAGTAGGATTTGGTGATTATTCGCAACAACACGGTTTAGTAAAATCACATCCAACAACCCCAATATTACGATTGAAACGAGAACTTCGTAAGTATTGTAGGGTAGTTGGAATAGATGAATACAATACCAGTAAAACGTGTTCTTCGTGTAGCAATCCAATTGAGTTATACCGAAACCGCATTCGTAGGAAAAATAATGGGGTTTTAGAACCAAAAGCAAGAATGTCTAGTATCCATAGTGTAATCCGTTGTAAAACCAACGAGTGTAAATTATGCTGTCTGGATAGGGACATCAACGCTTCAAAGAACATATTAGGATTACTTCTTAATCAGTATAGAGGAGACGAAAGACCAGTATGTTTCAAACCAGCAAAAATTGGCGTTATACCTCGATTGCGTAAGCAGAGCGATAAGCGTCCAAAGGCGTGCGATTCGCCATTACTAACTTGTTGATTTATTTTTTGCCGTCAAAAACGGCGTTTTAAATCTTCAAGAGTGTAATTCGGAAACTTTTCAATTTTACGCATTCAGCCGACTACGTATATTAATTCGTTTATACTATATATTTCAATTCAATCTATAGTATAATATGGAGTTTTATAACAAATTATTACATTCAATTAAAGTGCAACTCGCTCCTCCTAGTTCAAATGATTTGTCCGGTACTGTTATCGGTAACTCAAATATTGTTGCCCACACTCCGTTTCAGATGAAACAAATACAGTTATTTAAGTTGCCGATTGATTATTTAGACTCATCAAATACATTTAAATTATCGCCAGTGGTATCAACTGATTTAGAATTAATAGGACAACCTGGTCGTCTTGGTATGTATGAATACATATTTCAGCCTACCCATTCATTTGGTAATTTGTTGCTCCCAAATTGGAGTAGAATATATACTACGAATACGGATTTTTTAAATGATACTCAGATCATTGTGCAAAATATGGGCACATATAATAGTTCATTGCAACGCGTCGTTCCAGTAAATTGCGAACGAATGTTTGAAATGTGGGATTCAATTAAACAAGATGCCTCTTTTACAGAACGATATGGATACTTAGAATGGGATATGTTAAAACAATTCAACCGGTCACCACAATTCTTACAGTTATTGTCTGTTATGAATATTATGTCGCCCGCAATAAGTCTTATGTTGCCGTTCGTATTTATTATTTTTCCGTTCATATTATTGAAAATACAAGGAATACCGATCTCATTTACCTCCTATATCGAAATATTGAAAAGCTTGGCAAAACATCATTTTATTGGCAAAATGTTGAATATACAATCGTTCAGTTGGGATAAAATCGCCTATCTGTTAATTACCCTTGGTCTATACGGATTGCAAATTTACCAAAACGCTACCTCTTGCATTCGATACTATAGAAATATGAGTAAAATAACAAATATTATTATTGACACCAGATCTTTTATTGAACATTCCATTGATAGTATGGAGAACTTCTTATCCATATCCGATAAATGCGATTCATATAGTGGGTTTAATCAAAATATTCGGTTACAGTGCGAACGATTAAAACAAATGAGATCCGAAATGATGAACATTTCTTCGTTTTCACACTCCATATCTACTTTTATGAATAATGGAGAACTATTAAAACATTTTTATCAGTTATACGAGAACCCAGAATACGAAGAAAGCATTCAATTTGCTATGGGTTTTGAGGGGTATGTGAATAATATGACCGGAGTTTATAATAACAGCATAAGTGGCAAGGTTTGTTTCGCAATATTTGATAAAAACGACGAATGTAGCATTAAGAAACAGATGTATCCTCCCCTTGTAAATGAAACGAATATAAAAAACGATTGTTCATTAAAGGAGAACATTATCATATCTGCTCCAAATAAAGCGGGCAAAACGACTATTCTCAAAACAACCACTATTAATATCATATTTTCACAACAACTTGGATGTGGATTTTATGAATCAGCC